ACACACGGATAGGAAGTATTCCACGCGGGCGATGTCACCAGGATCATCGTAGCGTAAATTCCGGAGTTCCCCCAAAGCCGCACAAAATGCGTTCCGCCCTGCATCACTGGATATCGCCTCGGCAATCTTTTCGATAGTACCGAGTCCGACCTTGTAATCCGCTTTGATCAGCGGCTGTTCCAACGCGCCCAGGGCCCTATTCAGCGCAAACTGAATATCGCGGGCCGCATCCGGTGCTCCCTCGCGCAAGATGGTGTCGCCGACGAACGCCGCCACGTCCACATCGGGAATGCGCGACAAGGCCGTCGCACCGCCGGCCCATTTCAGGCCCTCATCCAGCACGTTGCGATAGACCTGTGGGAGCTGTTCCTCGGTCATTTCCTTGGGCCGCGACATCCGCGACAAGCCCGGAACGTCTTTGGCGGCCCAGCGCATCGTATCCCGGGTGATGCCCGCCACGGTTCCGCTGGAATTCTCCTTCATCCCGCCTTCCCAGACATAGAACAGTTTGTACAGATGCTTTTCGGTTTCCGACAGGGTGGCGGAATCGATGGCGGCGACGGCCTTGGCATAACTCTCCGCACGGTCGGTGATAACGGATTTCCGATTTTCCGGCAAGGTTTCGATGTAATTGAAGTCCGCGGCGCGCCCCGCCGCTTTCAGTTCGGTATAGCTGGCGGCATTGGGCGTGCCGCTGCGGTCGTGACTGGCGACATCGACGGTGTGACCGTTGACGGTGCGGGTGTAGGCACGGACATGGACCATGGGGCCTCCGGTTTCGGCAAAGAGAAAACGATGAGCGGGGGGCTACTCCACCCCGGGAAGCCGATAAGCCGCCACCAACCGGTCCCACCACCGTTCGTTCAGGCGCATCTCGACCACCCGCCCGGCGGCGGAATGGGCGTGGATGATCGTGCCGTGCTCGGCGAGAAATCCCACATGCTGCGGCATGCGGCGGATACGCAGCAGCAGCACGTCGCCGGGGCCCATTGTGCCGGGGGCCAGGCGCCGCAACTGCCCATCCAGCGCCGCTTCCAGGCTGCTGCCGTCGGGCTGGCGCGGATAGTCGGTGCGGTCGCGGGTGTCCACTCCCAGATCGCGGGCGACACCGACGATCAGGCCGATGCAGTCGACACCGACGCCCCGGCAGCGCCCCTGATGGCGAAACGGCGTATCCATCCAGGCCCGCGCCGCGGTCAGGATCTCGCTGCGGCTCGGCATCAGCGGCCTGCCGGTCGGGTCAGGAAGTCGTTGCCGGGCACATGCGGCTCGCCGCGAAACGCTGCGGCATTGTCAAACTTATCGCGGCAGGTTTCGAACAGCTTGTTGCAGCCGGCCTGCACCTCGTAGCCATCGCCGGGCATGATCGCCGTGGCCATGGGCAGAAACAGCTCGAAAGTGCCGGCGGCATAGGATCGCACTTCCATGCTCAGACCGGTATTGGCCCCACTGGTCCAGCTCAGCAGCCCGTTGCGGAACCAGCCATCGGGGTCTTTTCGCACCGGATCGTGAAAGCTGCGCCGGTTATAGACCGTCTGGACCACACCCTTGGCGGTGATGGCGGTCAGGTCGACACCGCAGCAGGCATCGCCCAGATCGGCGCGACAGGTGGGGGAATAGAGCAGGCCGATCTGATTGCCGAAGGCCTGAGCCATGCCGCGCAGTTCCGCGACAAAGGTCGGCCCGCTCATCTTGATCTCGCCCAGGGTGCCCTTGCGCAGATACAGAGTGCCGCCGTCGGGAGCGCCGTGGTCGACCAGCATCACCTCGATGGTCGCATAGTCGTAGATCCCGGCGCGCAGATCGGCCTCGCTGATATCGTCGCTGTCGAGCACCGACTGAATATCCAGATTGTCCACCGACATGCCGCTGCTGCTGGCCACCGTGGTGGGGGTAAAGCCGGTGGCGGCCCTGTAGGTCAATCCGTCGACCACCAGATCGCGGTCATGGTCGGTGAAGCCCATTTCGGTGCCGTCGGTGCGGGTGACGCGCCACAGGCTGGCCAGCCGGGTGACATCCTCAGCCAGATGACCGGCCAGGGTTGCGCTGCACTCCTTCATAGCTTGACCTCCACCACGGGGATCTGTCCCCAGCTATACGACCCGTAGTCCTCGACGGTGACCTGCATCTGGTCGGTATCGAAGCGGGCGGGCACGTCGAACTGACAGTGAGCTTCGATCACCAGGCCGCTGGCCGGAGCGGCGGCAAAGGCGATGGTTCCGGCGGTGTGATCAATGGTCACGGTGGTTTGCTCGACGGCATTCAGCCAGACCCGGACCGTGCCCGGGACCGGCCGGGTCAGCCGGCGCACCGCCACATATCCGGCGGCATCCGCATAGGTCTTCTGCAACGGAAACACCGTGGTGCCGCCGTCCCCGGTGGCGATGGTCTGGCGGGCCATGACGAAGTCGCTCCAGTCCTTGAAGCGGAAGCCGTGGGCCTTGCCTTGCCGCGCGCGGAAAAAGGCCAGCAGCCGATCGAGCTGATCCTGGGTCTTCAGCCCATGGGCCACATCCCAGACGCAGCGCGCATCCGACCAATCCACATTGCGCTTCTCACGGCCCGAGGCCAGGGTGACCACCGAGGTGTGATAGCCGGGCCCGCCGACCGCGCCGATGGCGATGTCGGGGGGAAACTGGACGTCATGGAAGGCCATGGTCAGGTCTCGGCTTGCTGAAGAACGATGGTGGCGGCATCGTAGCGGGAGTCACCGTCGATGCGGCCCAGCGCCTGGAAGGGCAGGGTGATGGGCAGGCCATGCTCGCCCTCGACGCGGATGCTGCCGCCAGTGAACTTGATGCGCGGCAGATGCAGGGCAAGAAAGCCGGTGGAGGCCGCTCCCGGCGCCGCCAGCAGCACATGCAGGCTCAACTCGTCCTCGCCGTCATAGCTCTTCAGCAGCGAGGCATCCTCGACGAAGGCGGTCATGGTGCCGGTGACCGCGGTGCGGCCGTAGAAGATTTCCGGCAGCACATCGGCGCCCAGCACCCCGTCGCCGGTCAGGCCCAGGTCGACGGCCACACTCAGCCCGGTGACCACGCCGATATCCGTCGCCCCCAACCGCAACGTCCCGTCCACCGCCGCCAGAGCCAGCGTGGCGACCGGCTGGGTCGGGGTGGTGAAATGGGGCGCGTTGACACCCTCGCGTACCATCATGTCGCGTCCCGAGACGCCGAAGCTGGCGGTGACAAAGCCGGAGACAGGCAGGGTCAGCTCCAGCCGGCCGATGCGGCAGCCGCTGAAAAGCTGTGAAAAGCCGGCATCGCCATAAACATGCTCAATGGTGAAGGATCGTTGCTGAACACCGTTCACCAGCTTGCGCCCGGCGACGCTGCACGAACAGGCGCTGTTGGCGGCGACCACGGTTTCCACCGTCTCGGCTACCGTCATCACCGTGGCGGTCAGGTCGGTTACCCGCAGCCGCCGCCCGTCATTGCCGCTCGACAGTCCGTTCCAGCGGACCACGTCGCCGACCTTGAAGCCGTCCGACAGCCACGAGCCGGTAGCGCGGGTGAAGACGTGCCCGGTGGCGGTGATGGCGGCGGCGCCGCTGGCCAGGACCGCGCCGCTCACCCAGCCGCCGCGCAACACCGCTTCCAGCCAGTCGTCATGGGTGGCCAGGGCGAGTTCGGTCTTGATGTCGCCCTTGACCTTGCGCAGGCCGTGGCGCAGGTCGACCACCTGAGAGTCGGACCGGATTTCGGTGGATTGGCTGGTGGCCTTGGACAGGGCCAGGGATGAGGAGGTGCGGCGCATCAACTGACCGCTGTTCGAGGCGGCAAGCGCCCCGAACGCGGCTTCAGCACCGTGAACGATGTCGACGGTGATTCCGGTCTGCAAGGTCATGGGTGGTCTCCTAATTCACGGTCTCGCAGGCCCAGTCGATGGTTACCAGCAGACTCAGCGCCTCCAGGGTTTCCTGAATGCCGGCCCGCCTGGCACCGGTTACCCGCACCTGCACCGCCCCCTGAGTGATGCCGGTGCCGACCTTGAAATGGCTGCGCAGGGCGGCGGCCAGGCGTTCGATGCGTGCCAGGCCGCGACCGCTGTCGACCGGCTCGAACAGCTCGACCAGGAAGCTGCCGTGATGGCGCAGCAGGCCGCCGGTTCCCCAGGCCACCAGCGGCGCCCCGGCCGGCCGCAGCGCGGCCCGCAGCCAAGGCTTGTCCTTGGGCTTCAGGAATGGTTGGCCTTCGAACTTGCGGCGTTCGGGGATGGTGGCGGTCAGGCGAACGCTGGCACCGGCCGGCTCGGCGGTGACTGCGTGATCGACCACCAGCACCTTGGCGGATACCGCCAGAATAATGGCGGCCTGGGAAGCGGCGAAGCCCGCCGGCTGAATCGTATCCCCCACCAGGAAGCCGTCGTTCAGGAACGAGCCAGAGGCGCGCTGATAGCCGGTGGCGGTGGCGGCGATGTCGGAGCAAGCTCCGGTGGTGACGATGCCAAGAGCGCACAGATGCGTCTCCAGCGCCGCGCGGATGCTGGCGTCGGTGGTGGTCATGACAATCCTTGGTTTGATTTATACCGATGAGCCTGAAGGCTCATCCATGCCCTCGCCGGGCGCGCTCCGCGCTCAGGTGCGGCCGCAATGGCCGCTGGAGGCCACGGCTTGGTGATGTGTCAAACAGTCCGCTCGCCGGTATTATTCGGCGACGATCAGAAACAGGGCGCCGATCTCGAACAGATCCTGCGCCGACTGGATCACGCGGGTGGTGCCGTCGATGGTGATGCGGTCGCCCGGCTGCGGCGCGAAGGCGCACCCCGACAGCCACAGGGCTTCCTGATTGGCCGACACGGTCAAGCCGTCGACCAGGCCGAAGCGCGGTCGAGCGGCATGGTCGAACAGGGCCGAGCCGATGGTGATGGACACTGTCGGCTCACCGGGACCACCCATGGTCGGATCATAGCTGGCGGCGGTGCTGCGGCTGACGGTTGCCGGGCGCACCACGTCGCCGGCGGCGGCGAACAGGCGGGTAACGGTGGCGGCGATCTGGCTGCGGCGCGCCATCACGCCCTCACCACGTCGCGGCCGCTCCGCACCACACCGCGCAACAGGCCATCGACCATGCGCCGCACCGTGCCGGTGGGAGCGTCATTGGCGTAGGTGGTCGAAATCGGTCCCAGGCTCTCCGATGTCACCCGCCCGCCGCGCGCCTCGTCGGGCAGCAGATCCTCGGTCAAAGCGCGCCAGGCCAGTTCGGCGCAGGCACGGCGTAGCGCGTCGGGAACGCCGCTGATCACCCGCCCGGAGTCGTCCTCGGCGCAGCAGCGCGGCCAGGCCAAGGCCTGCCCCTGGGTTTCGGGATGGCCGCGAAACGCGTGATCGGCATCCAGGCAGTCGGTCGCCTTGATCAACGCCGCTTCACGGGTTTCAACGGAAGCGGCGCCCCAATCGGCGCGCCCGCGCAGCGCGTGGTAGCCGTCGGCAAAGGCCAGATCGGCATAGCAATTGGCATCGGCTCGGCCGCTGCCGTCCTCGATGATCAAAGTCATGAGTGTGATTTTCCCTCGCAGGGCTTTCGTCGTGGTCGACCGATCCGCACGGCGAATTTTCGGCGCGCGTTACGAAATGACGACAGCGATATGTCGACCAATGACTGAAGACTGTTGTATGGTGACGCCGTGGTCCGGTGGCGGGATCCGCCGTCGCGCCACACCAAGGAGGG